TTATATTAGATTGAATCTATCCAGATATTCTTTTACATCATCTGGCATAGGTTTATATTGTATCACATTGTCTTTATTGGTGTCAACTTGCTTTGGTCGATCACTAATAGTATGAACTTCAACCACTTGGTTTTGGTCCTTTGGGGTATGCGATATTGCCCCAAATATTGCTCCACACACAGCATCAGCCAAGTCCTTTGACTTTTTGCGTGGGTGGTCAACTCTATTATTTTTCATAATCTTTAACTGTGTTAGTTCATCAAATAATAAATCAATTGCAGGCATAGCAAGTCTTTCCTCATATACTAACATAGCCATATCTTCATAATGTTTCTTGGCAACAGAAACAGTATCAGTTCTCATACCAACCTGCTTTAATTCATTTTGAATATCAAAGGATTGCCAACGGTCAAATGAAACCATTCCAATATTAAAACCAAGTCTTCTAAGGTTTTGAATCCACTGCTTTACTTCTGAAAGATTAACTGGTCCTTCAATCTTTGGCTCCCACCAAGCAACTGCATCTACTACTACAATTGGTGCTACTTGTTCGTAGTTATTAATTACCTGGATATTTACCCACTTATCTACGTGAGCAATTGCTACCGCACACTTATCGTGTTTTTGTGCAAGGTCTGCGTGTACATAATAAACCTTGTCTGGATCAGGCTTAAACGATTCATCAAACCTTTTAAATGTATCTACTGGGTTTCTTAATGTCATACAAGATCTTATTTTTTCTACCTGTTTGAAAAATGCATCGGAAGCAAAAGTTGGAACACACGCAAAACGCATCATTGCATCTCCAAGGTCTGTCATAAATGCAATCATAAAATCATCAATCTTACGGGTAGGGTTTACTTCCCACGTTGGTCTCTTTAATGCAAACACTCCTGGATATTTGTATGAAAGAATTGTATCTTCGTCCCAGGAAATTTCAAACGAGTTGTCTGGACTATCTTCTGGCAGTAACGGGTTAATAGTAAACTTGTGTGTTCTTTCTATCACTTCTTTTTCAGCAATAACATCATCATACTTTTCTGAAATATAGTCACCTGGATATCTTGGAAAGGAAAGCAAAACTACCTTACCAAGGTCAGGGAAGCGAGAGTCTACTGATCCACGGAATGCTTTGTAGATATTTTCAGCAGTCTTTCCTTGTTCATTACCTGTTCCAACTTCAGATGCAAAACCAGAAATCTCATCAAGGACTGCAAGTAAAAGGTTTAAACCCTCGTGTGATTCACGCTCTGAGTGACCAGAGTAAACAGTAATTGATTTATCAAATTCAACTGAGTCAGCCTTGGCATAGTACTTTCCTATAAACCAAGGAGACCTTTCAATCTTAGATTTAAAACCTTTAAAGAAAACATTCTTTGCTTGTTGTGCGTTAATAGCCACATTGATAAGGTCAATAGCATCTCCAGATGGCTTACCAAAATACTTTGCTGGGTCTTTCAAGCATAGAAGTTTATATACGATATATGCACAGGCTACTGTAGATACGAAGTCTTTTCCAGATCCCTTGCCAAGTTGCAGAATGATTTCATTCTTTGTATATTTATTGTAATATTGAATTCCTTTTTCTTCGCCCATTATATTTATTAAATCTTCTTTACGATAGATCTGGCTCATTGCTTCAACAATATCGTATTGGATATCAGAGAGCGGGGGCTGTCCAAGATATGCTTCTCCTTCAACAAATGTTTTTGCGTCTACTGGTATCTCATTAAAATGATCATCCTGTAGTGCTTCAAGAAACTCATTGAACATCGTGGACAACTGTAATCACCTCGTTGTCTTTTGCAAATGACGATAGTCTACGCATAATTTCATCACGAATCTGTGGGTGTTCTGAAGCAATGTCTTTAAGAATTGAAACAAGAATTTCCTGACGCTTTTCAATTTCCATCATCTCTTCTGCAAGTTCTTTGTTCTCAAGAAGACCAGCCTTTTGTAGCATATCAATACGCTTAGACTCAATATCCATTACAAGTTTAATTGCAGCAGTCTTTGCACTAAGATTGTTAGTCATAGATGCTTCATCAATAACTTCGTAAGTACGAGATACTAACTTGCTGTAGTGTGTATCTGCTGCTGCAAGTGCTTCTTTAGCACGAGCACGAATAGCGTCATTGGCAGAAGCCATTACCTTCCACTCATTTATAAGTGTTACAACTTTTTGTCTTGGAATAGCAAGTTGCTTTGAGATTACTGTTGGGTCATTACCCTTTAAGTATTCTTCAACAACCTGATTAACTTGGTCAAGGTGCTTTACTAAATCATCTTCAGTTGACATACTTGCCTTCTAATCTATTGATTTCATCTTTAATATAAAAGATTGCCTTCTCTAAATCTTGTATAGTCTTTGCTTCATCTTTAAGTCCTGCTCTCCACAAATACTTAAAAGCATTACCTATATTAAAATTGCGATGGCGAGTAATCTCAATACACTCAATACCAGAAGGATCTGAGGTATAGTGCAAAGGGTTATTAACTTGGTCAACTGTAATGTTTAAATTATCACTCATAGTTTTCCTCTTCATCAAGGTCCCAGTCAAATGCTTCTGGAACTCCTTTTAGTACAGCAAATGCAAAACTAAAACCAACTGTGCCTGCTACAGCAAGTGCCACCAGTGTCTTTTCAAATTTATTCATCGCTTTGATTTCCTTAACCCAAATTTAGCAAGGTAGACGTAGATAGTTTCAACACTTGATCCACACTCCTTTGCAATCTCTTCTGGAGACTTTTTATCCACAAGATATCTCTTACGCATAAAAGCCTCTGATGTATATAGTTTAGCACCCACGATATTAATTGTCAACTTCTTTCTCAGTAATATCATAGTTAAACCTATCAGAGTTTTCCATGATCCACTTATCTTGATTTTCAACATCATATTTTCTTTCATTAATTATTCTATCAATCAAATATTCTTTCTCAAGAGTAAATGATGGCTCATATACACGAACTCTATTATTAGGCTGGATAGCAAAGTTTCCATCATCTCTCTGGATAACATGCCCACACTTGTGATCTGCTGGACTTTCTGAATATCCATCATCTAAAACATTTGTGTCTGGGTTATGCCAGTCTAATGTGAATAGGTATGTGCCCTTGTGCATTGTCTTTGTTCGATCTATATAAGACATTCTAAGGTTAGTTAGATTTTCAAATTGAGTTACAGAGATGTGATGGCTAAAAGAATTCCACAAAACTAAATTGTGCAGATCAACTTCAGGGATTCCTGGCTCTGTACAAAAAGCAGAGATTGGAAGTCTCCACCATAGTCCACCATCTGGCATCATAATATGAAACAATGGGCTTCTAGACTTTAAACTTGAAACACCAAAGACTACACATTCAAAGTATTTGTCGTGGCTATCTTGATGATTTCTTAAATAGTTACCTCTTACATAGCAATTTATTGGTGGTATATTTGCATTTAACTCTGGCATTATTCAGTCCCTCCTACTGCTTTATTCCAATTTTTAATTGCCCAATGACCAATCCCACAGGCATCGGCAATATCATTATCATCTATTGTTCTGTCATATTGTAAATTAATAAAGTTAATGGTTCTTTGTTTTCTTAGTTCTCTTTCGTGAGACTTAAGCCAAGACTCTGACTTCCCTGGATTTTGAGACTTAATAAATAATTTTTCATCCTTAGAGATCTTCTTGTTTCCAATAAAGTTTTGCCAAGTAATTGGAGCAACCTTACCTATAACTTTTGTACCAGATTGCCCTGCTGCTCCAAGAATAGCACCCTGAACAAGTGCAAGGTCTGCAGCAGTTTTTGGGCTATTCATAAATACAGTATGCTCAATTACTATGGCTTCAAATGCACCATATATATCAAGAAAAGCCTTTACCTTTTGTCCTGCATCCATAACTTTTTCATATGTATCTCTGCCTTTAAATGTAATTTTTCCTACTGCATCTAAAGTTTTTTCTTCTGTATTAAAAATAGCAAAAGCAAGACTATTAGTGCTGGCATCAATAGCACATATAGTTTTTGGAATCTGAGTTCCTATTGCTTCTGCTAGTTTCATTTTAAATTATCCTTAATTTCTTTTAGTGCTTTTGCTACATCAGAAGGATTTACATTACATTTAACACAAAGACTTTCATCATTATATATTGATAGAGCCTCTTTGCACGACTTGCAATTTCTTTCCTTACCTTTTCTTTTTTGTCTTCTAGAAATTATATACCTTGCAGCAATTTTTTCTTTTGTCGAAAGGTCTCTACATTCTGGTGAACAATATATTTGATAGACAATATCTGTTTTAAATTCTCTATCACACCATTGACAATGCTTCATCTATAGGCTCCAAGGACTTTAGTTTAAAGTCTCCCTTACCAGCCTCTGCACATGCCTTTTTGATTGGACATGATTTGCAAATTTTTGAATTTGAGCGATAGTTTTTTTCAGGAAGGGTTCTGTCGACCCAAGCCTTACGAACTGATCTCATCCATTCAAACGTCTGGTCTACCCACCGACGATAATAATCATTTACTTCTACTGGAAGAATAAGCAACTCATGATTGTTTTTATTTTCATAAATAAGAACAGCCTTTGCCTTCTTAAGAATCTTCATATAGATAAGCAACTGAACAAGGTGCCCAGTCTTAGGCTTATTGTGTGCCTTGCGGTACTCAAACCCTTCATTCATCATTGTCTTAATTTCACCAAGAAGTTCTTCTCCCTGCCAATTAACAATAACATCCCCATAACCAAAAATTGGTGGATCGTTATTTGTAATTTTAAATTCAGAATCTACAAGGAAGTCAGGAACATTGCCCATTGCTTCCTGGATTCTTTCGTGTGACTTTGTTCCTGCAGTCATATTGGCTGCGCTATATGGTGTTGCATCATCTTCAAACATCTGTCCGTCAAAGGCAAGGTACCAATATCTTGGACACTCTCCGTGACCATAAGCGATAGTAGAAGGTGCAAATGTTTTCTTCTGGGTTTGCTTTTCAATACGATTGACAGTATAGCCAGACTGAATTTTTTCAGTCAAACCAGCAACATCTATTGAGTGTACTGGTGGTTTTTCCTGCTTAACCATAATCTGTTGCAATAAACTTTTTGTCATTTTTTACTCGTTTCTATTAGTATAAGTATAGCATATTAGCGAGTAATATACTTTAGCGCAGATACTAAATTGTTTAACGACTCTGCTGCCGTGTAATAAAGATTCTTCTTTCCACGATCTGACTTATCAACATTGGCCATCCAGGTTGCCTTAAATGCCATCTTTGCAGCAATTGCCTGAAGCCTTACAATCTCTACGTGAGCCACATTAATTGGAATGTCTGGCTTAATAATTAGTTTAGCAATCATTGTGAGTGCAACGGTAAGTTCTTCATCCTGCATATAGTCTGCAATCTCTGCAAGACCATTTACCATATCTATTGTTGTTCCTTGTTGTTCCATTATTCCTCCACTAGATCTTCTAATATACTCATCTCAATTATAGCAAGCCTAACCTTAGAGTTACCCTCGCCCATTACGACAACAATCGCTGGGTCTTTCCCATTCTTCATAGCATCTGTAGTAGCCTTTGCCCAAACCTCTTTGTTCAGTGTAAAAGACTTTCCTACCTCTTTAAAGTCTACAACAAAGTTTTTCCAAGAGGCATCACCCTTTTGCGTGTTACGACCAGAGTTCTTATGCTGCTTAGCACCTATCCTCTTTGACTCACTCTTCTCCGTCAAAATCCTTCTTCTTTCTTCTTCCAAGATAAACTTTGCTTAGATGCTTTTCTTTGCACATCCAAGTCATTTCTTTTGTTTCTGCATAAAGCCTTAGAGATGTAACTTCTGTTTTGCACTCATGACATATAAACTTTCCGTGATAAACAGTATAACTAGGCATTCAGTTTGGCCTTGATTGATTCTTGCAAGTCAAGATCCTCTCTTACCCGATTAACAAATGCTTCTTTGCCCTGTACCTTTGTACCGTCAGGAAGTATATACCAAGCACCAGTGCGTTCTACAATACCGTTTAGTTCTGCGGTAGTAACCAAATCACCAATGGTATCAAGACCAATATCGTCACCTCTAAAGTAAAAATCATACTCACCAGACTGGAACCCTGGAGAGGTTT